ATCTAACGTCGATGAACGCCGATGGTTTCACAGTCGTTATGAACGATCCGGACCCGGTGTCGTCCTTTGTGTGGTATCTTGCGATGGGTGACGGAGTTGTGGACGTAGGGGGGGGGGGGGTTTCATCCAAACCAAAACAAAAACCGTCATCAGGTGCTTTGTGGGCTGCTATTCGTGAGCAACTTCGCAGTGAACCAAAGAAGTATAAAAGACCTATGATTTTATGATTCCAAGCACCTACTGCGTAAGTAAACGCCACAAAGTGCTTTGGGCGACCATGAACTTCCTGGCCGAGCGGGACAGGTGCGGCATCCGCACAAAGAAGTGGGATCGCCCTGTGATCAAGGAAACGGTGGACCGCCGCAAGCTGATCCTTGAACACAACGCAGCCGACGTGTTCGCGGACGTATTCGATCGCCAGCGGAACGCCGTGCTTGACGTGTACCCATCGAAGCGGCGCATGAGCGAGGCCCTGCAAGAGACGCGCGAAGCCTTAGAGCAGGCGTACTGGAAAGTGTACCTCGACACCGCGTCAAGCTACGGTCCGTGGGCGGCTCGGCACCTGGACGCGACGATGAAGGCTCCCGATCCGTTCCGTGATCCGATGGTGAACTGGCTTCGTGGCAACGCAGCGAGTCGCGTGGCAGACATCAACAAGACGACACGTGATCGGTTGCAGGTTATCCTGGCCGAGGCGACCGAAGAGGGCGATAGCCTGCAAGAGACTGCGAGCCGGATCGACGATCTGTTCCTCGACGAGATCATTCCCAACCGAAGCATGGTGATCGCGCGGACCGAAGTCGGTAATGCGGCTAACTTCGCGGCGCACGAAGCGGCACAGGCGACGGGCGTGCCGATGGAAAAGACCTGGAACACACTCGGCGATCCGTTCGTGCGCGATATTCACGCGGACGCAGACGGGCAGACAGTCGAGATCAATCAGGACTTCACCGTGGGTGGCGAGTTCCTGGGCTGGCCAGGAGACATCAGTAAGGGAGCGAGTGCTGGCAACGTCATAAACTGCCGGTGCTTCTTGACGTACGACGTATGATCTACAATCGTACCCCGGACTACGTGATCAAGACCGCGCTCGACAAGAGCGACGGAATCATGGTGGCACTCAAGGTGCCCACCGACGCTGCCCGTCTGCTCGCGCTCGAAGGTGGACAGCCGCCAGAGGACTTGCACCTGACACTCGCTTACCTTGGCAAGCGTGACGAGTTCACGCCTGAGCAATTGGGTACGCTACACGACATTGTCGGAGCCATAGCGCGCACAAGTCAGCCTGTCGAGACGCAAGTTCGCGGGTATGACGTGTTCCCCGACACCGACGACGGTCCGTGCCTATACGCGACGGTGGACACGACGCAATCGCTCCTGGACCTGCAAGAGACGGTCGTCGAGGCTGTGTCGTCCTATGGCATGCCGCCACAGGGCAAAGGACAAAGCAACGGGCGGTGGATTCCCCATATCACTCTGGCGTACCGGGAGAGTGCTTCCCCGCCTGACGTGCCGCCTGTATCTGACCTGACTTTCGATTGGCTTCGCGTCGCGCTAGGCAGCACCGAGGCACTGATGCGTCTGAAGAAGTTCGAGGGCGCCATTGCGGCGCAGCCGGAACTGAAGCGGCCAGAGGACACGAAGGAAGAGAACTTCCTGAAGGGCGCAACGACCACGAGCACCATGGACAGCGGCGGGCGCATCGCACCGGGCCAGGGCAGGTTCCGCCGCATCAAGGACAGCGGCGGGCTCACGGCACCCACGGACGGTGGTGAAGTTAACCCGTTACACTTGGTGCCGCGCCGGCCGAAGCGCACGGGTGAGGGCACCGAGGCGTACACGGCATCGAACGAGATATACACACCGACGCCCGGCCTCATGAAAACCATCACGAAGGTAGGCAAGGCGGTCGCGATCGACTTCGATGGTACGATAACGCTCGACGAGAAGGGCACCGAGAATCCGAAGATGCGGCGGCTGGTAGACATGCTCCTAAGCAACGGGGTCCGTGTGGTGATCTTCACCGCGCGCCCCGGCGCCGAAGTTCACGCGTGGCTGCGCGAGCATGCCTGGCCGTCGCTCGAAGTGACAGATCGCAAGTCACCTGATTTCGCTGTGTACCTGGACGATCGAGCCGTGGGTTTCTCCCCGGACAAGGTTGGACAAGGGCTTGCGCAGGAGTTGGCCGAATTCAAGACATGGTGGGAAAAGAGTGCGAGCGACATGGGTGCACAGCCAGAGACGCGCGATCGTCTGGCGAAGCTGCCGGCCGTGGCGATCACGAACGCCGAAAATAACACCGCTGAATGGAACGAAGCCATGCACCCGCGTACGGCTGCGGGTACCGCTGAGGGCGGTCAGTTTGCGGCTGCGGGCGGTGGCAATGCTGCTACACCGGCTGATGCGCCGAAGGGCGATGCCGACCAGGAACACCGCGCACAGCGGGCGCGTGAGTGGAACAAGCAACATCCTGACGATCAGGTGCCGATACCTGGCGACAAGCCGAAGACTCCTACTGAAGATCAGGCAAGACAAGCGGCGCAGCATCAGTGGCGCGAGGGTAACCCCGAGCGAGCAGCCGCCGCTGATCGGTGGAACGCTGAGCATCCGGGTGAAGAGCCCGCGAAGCCGGGCGGCACGGCCAGGACTGACCGTACCGACGAAGCTGCGGCGTGGGTCTTGGCACATCAAGGAGTACCGGGAGCATTTGCTGACGATTGGGCGAAGCCCGCACAGGTAGGCGACACGTTGCCGGGCGGTGGACGTGTGCAGCCGGGCGACTTGGGCACAGAAGAGAACAAGCCACTGGCCCCTGGTTTGCCAACCGATCAGTTGGGCAAGGAACCGCGCGTGGGGATGCCGGGCGGCGGTACGACGCCGACACCGGAGTCTGTGCCTGGCACCCCGCCGACGCCTGAGTCGTGGGGTGATCTGAACGCCGATCAGCAGGACAAAGCGCTCGTCGCCTGGAAGAATGCAGCGCGTGATGACTTCATGCAGATGGAACGAGAGGGTTGGGAGGAAGACGAATCCAACTTCGAGCACGTGCCGAAGGACTTGCAGGGCAATCCGGAGTGGAACGAACAAGCGCTCAAGGACATCAACAACGGGTTCTATCCGGGCGATCCTGTCGAGGGTCTTGACGACCAGGGCGGCGGAACACCGGCCGCACATGCTGAGCAAGAGCGACGCATTGCTGAGTGGCGTGATAGCTTCGCGATTGACGACTCGATCAAGGCAGGCGCGTTCTCTGTGGATACTGGTGCGGTGGGCGCACTCGAAGTCAATACCGACTTGCTTGTGTTCAAGGACAATCCGTACACCGAAGACTCGGGACAGCAGATGCTCCCCGGCATCGACCGTGAGATGATGTACAAAGAGTTCAACAAGCAGAAGTGGGCCACAGTCAAGTCTGATTTCGAGGAGAGGTATAAGGAAGCGTTCGACACGGAAGTCGAGAAGCGCGTTGACATGATCAAGGAGAATCCGCCCACGTTTGACGTGAACGAGCGGATGGGTGACTATTGGGACGAGATGGACGACAAAGAGAAGTTCAAGCAGGCGCAGGAGCATCTGCCTAGTAGCGATCTGCGTGGTGGTGGTACAAGCAGTGAAGGTAGTCAGGGCGAGGGCGAAAAGGGAACAGTTGGACCAGACAAAGAATACGACACGAAAGAACAGAAAACAATTCAGAGTAAGAAACCAACAACTAAGAAAAATCTCGGTGGTGGTGTCAGCGAATCAAAGGTAGTCACAATGGCTGACGGTTCAAAGTACGTGTGGAAACCTTCTACTGGAGAGGCCAATGTCCGTGACGGTATCAATGCTGGTGTACAGTACCAGCGAGAAGTTGCGGCTTACGATATCGGACGCATCGTCGGGATGAAAAACTTTATGCCAGTTGCGTCCATCTTCAAGTATGAAGGCAATTACGGTACAATGATGGAGATGATTCCGGACGCCGACAACGACGGTAAGAGCGGGGATGATGACTTCGCTGATAGTGCTTTGCGAGGTACATTCTTTGATTTCATTATCGGCAACACTGACCGCCACGGTGGAAACTGGATGTCCGACGACGATGGCAAATTGTGGTTGATTGATAACGGGTTGTCTTTCTCTGAAGACAAAGCCGAAACAGCACGTTTCGGTATGTGGAGTAAAGTCGATCACGGTGCAGGCGAAGATGATGAAATTCCCGAATCAATAAAGAAGCCGTGGAAGGGGAAATGGTCGAAGATCAAGGAAGCAATGGAGCGGCGCAAGATCAGTACAAAAGCAATGAGGTACGTCGAAGAGCGTTATAAAAAAGCCATAGAAGATGGCGTGACGTGGAAAGACTTGGGCGTGGAGGGGGCATTTTGAAAGTTACCGTAATCGGCTACTCGGGCAACGATCACATTGTTATTGGTGAGCTACGTGTACTCGGTGGCAAAATTGTCGTCGCGCCGAATCCTCACTACCGAAATCAAGATCGCGCCCGTAAAATACTAGAGTCGATTGCAACTGACCCTGTACGGTGGGCTGGACAAAAAATCGGTCCGGACAAAGTACAGGTGTTTATGAATCTGTTGCATACGCAGTATAGTGGCTCGTACTTGCGTGTTACTAAGCCGGAGATTGACAGCCTGAAGAAGTGGGATGAAGCTGACCATCCGCGCGTGGGCTCTGGCGAACACGGTGGCGAGTTCACGTCTGGTGGTGGCGGTGGAGCGGGAGCGGCTGACGACACGAAATCCTGGACGAAGGACAAGGCCCCGGCAGACCAGGAGCGCGCTGCGAAGTTGGAAACGGAGCGACAGACGGCGGTCGGCAACGTCGAGAAGCTGGTGTCAGGCGTAACCGGCTCCGACGAGAGTGGTCAGGCGTTGACGAGTCCGTCCCAAGTCAAGACGTGGGCGAACATGCCGCAAGAGTGGCAGGGGCACGCGGCGAACGGATTCATCAGTGACTACGTCAATGGCAACATGCCCGCCAGTGAAGAGTGGCAATCCAAACCCCACACGTGGGACCAGGTGCCGCAAGATTGGAAGGACAAGGGCAAAGCGGACTATCTGACCGGGTACGCTGTTGGTGATAGCCCTACGCCCGCTGCTCTTGCCGAGGGCGTGGCGAATTGGGAGAAGATGCCCGATCAGGAAAAGCTGGAATACTCACAGCAGATGTACAACCAAAATGCTGCAAAGGAACGGCAGAGACTCACTGACGAGGCGGGCAGCCTGTGGGGTGACATGGGCGACGAGGGTAAGCTAAACTTCGCGCAAACCGAGGCGAAGGACTTCCCTGAGTTAGCGGTCGAGGAAGATGACCCTGACTCCGACGAGCCGCCGAGTGAAATGTCTGTTGATGATTTCGGTGATTGGGACGGGCTTCCGAGCGACTGGCAGGAGAAGACAAAAGAGAAGTGGATGGAGGACTCCTACGCCGAGTTCGAGCAGAGCGAGAAGGAATCATTCGAGCCCGACCGCGACTACCACGAAGAGCGCGTCTCCGAGGACGAGGATGCGGTGCACGCCCTGATCAAGGAAATTCCCGAGGAAAACTACATCTACCCTGGCATGGGCGAGTACGAGACACCGGAGGATGCGGAGGAAGGTGGAGCCGAGGACAAACGCCGCGAGAAAGAGTGGCAGGAAAACTTCGACCTGAAGGCGTCGGTCGATGACGGCGCGTTCACCTGGGACAAAAATGGCGAACTGACTGTGGATACTGACAGGTTGGTCTTCCACAAAAATCCTCACGAGGATGACGCGCAGCAGATGATCCCTGGCGTTGATCGCGCGGAGTTGTCGAACGCGTACAAGAAAAGCCAGTGGGAAGGCGTTGCTCGGGACTACGAAAAAGAGTTCAAGGCGAAGTTCGAGAAGGCCGTCGAGAAGAGCATGGAGGAAGAGTCCGAGAACTACGAACCGGACAAATCCTCTGTCGAAGAGTACATGGAGCAGCAGTGGGATGACGGCTTTAGCGACAAGCAGAAGTTCAAGCACGCGCAGAACTACCTGTCTGACGAGACGGTCGAGAGTGATCAAGAATCGACAGCAGGCAGTGGTGGACCAATCCGCATACCGAAAGCCTTCGAGTTGTTCAGCGGCGAAGACGAAAAGAACCCTGGCGACTACAAGATGACCGGGCGCCTGGGTCGTGCGCTCACCATCGCCCGTGCCGAGCAGATTGCGAAAGAACGCGGCATCGAGGATTTTGGTGGTGTCAGTTCGATGGAGAGTTTGGGCAACACGCTGTGGGAGGGCTGGAAAGGTTCGTCCACAAACAGCCACGGTAAGTTGCTTCAGGTTGCGTCGGCGGACGAGTTGGGCGGCAATTTGCAACCGTGGCTCGCTGAGGAAGCAGACGCGATTCGCAAGAACAGAGGATACCCGGCCGCAAAGGCATACGTGCGCGGGCTGTGGGAAACTTCACAGTACCTCATGCACAAGGCGGGCATGAAGGAACTGGACATATACCGGGGCATCATGGTGGACGGCGACAAGTTGGCAGCAGAAAAAACCGAGCGCGTCGTGGTACACGGCAACGATATGGAGCGTATTGCAGAAAAGCACTTCGACCAGAACGGAGCCGCGTCGTTCACAATGAAGCGCGACGTGGCAAACGGCTGGAACGGCATCGGGCACAACATGCCGCCGAACCCGAAGCGGGTCGTGCTTCGCGCTCGTGTCCCTTTAACGGCTGTGCTTGCGCTGCCCGCGTATGGCAAGAACTACCACGAGGAAAAGGAAGTCGTCGTGGTTGGCACCCCGTGGAAGAAGTGGGACGCCTGGAAGCACAAGGCCCCGACGATTGGGGAGACGGAATCAGACGTAGCGCTCAAATGGAGGACGGCTCGTGCTTGAGATAGAACTGGACAAACCTGGCGACCCTCACTGGCTGTCCAAGCCGAAGAAGCTGCGCAAGTTCGACCCGAGTCAGCAGCGTGACGAGGACGGCAAATGGTCGGAGACGGGTGCGGGAGGTGGCGCGACCACCGAACCGAAGGGCAGCGCAGGTCACGGATACGAGGCCCCGAAGGGGCAGGCTAGCTTACCGGCCGAAGCCAAGGACATCGCGGACGAATACGATTCCGCCCCCGAGATCGGACCAGGCGCAAAGGAAGCGTGGGCGAAGCTGTCGGCTGACATTGACCGGGACTTCGCCGAGATCACCAAGACGGTTGCAGTCGAGAAGGTCACAGGTCAGCCGTACTCGTCGATCGACGAGATGTTCGCCGACATCGACGCTGGCCGCTTCAAGGTGACGACCGACTACTCGCAGCATCCGCTGTGGTCGGAGGATCAGAACTGGAAGTTTCGTGTGGTGCATGACTACTACGGACACTACAAGACGGGCGACAAGAGCGTGGACTTCTCGCTGGAAGGCGAACGTAGCGCGTTCTTGAGCCAGGCGCAACGGTCAAGCGACCTGGACGCGCGTCGGGCGTTGCAGACCGAAGTATACGGGCAAGCATCCGCGTTCTACAAGAACGGTGCATTTGGCAAGCAGAAGGTGTATCTGCCGGGAGCGGACGTTGCGGAGCGGTGGACCGCGCCGGCAGCGCAGGACTTCATCACGGCGCGTGACCGGAACCCTCGGGGGGACTTCTTCTCGCACCTGGAGCCGGGCGACCTGAAAGGCTACAAGCTGATCATGAATGAGTCGCACTCGGCGGGAGCGGCCGTTGCGCCCGATGGCGACATTCAGAACGTGTTCCGCAACCCCAACTCGCCGAAGGGTGCCGGGACAGCCGCATTGCACGAGGCTGTACGGCAGGGCGGGCTGATGCTCGACGCGTACGAATACGAGACTCCGGGTCAGCCGGGCCTGCCAGACGTGTACCGCAAGGCGGGGTTCGTCGAGACGGGCCGCATGAAGTTCAACCCGGCGTACCGTCCAGCCTGGGGACCAGAGCGGCGGCCAGATGTTGTGTTCATGGCTTACGTGGGTGGCGATCAATCGAAGTCGCCGAAGTCAGACCACTACTACCAGCCGCACGAATGGGATCGTGCTAAGAAGGAATCCCTGGCCTCGGCCGATGCGCCAGGCGAGAGCGAAATAGCACGGCAACTGCGTGAGCAGCGCTCCCGTCGCGCATATCAGGATGTGAACAGGCCGAAGCTGCCGCCAGAGGTAGATCAGGCACTGAGAGGGCTCGGCAAGTCAGTGCTCTCGTCCAAGGACCGTGAGGACCTGAAAATCAAAACGAACAAAAAGAAGTGGGGTGGTCGGCCACATGTCTTCACTGCCGCCGAGTGGACGCACCCGAACGGACATCCGCGCTGCGTTCGTTGCGGCGACGAGGAACCGAGTGACGGGCTGTGTATGCCGGAGTTGCTGAAGTGGGCAACCATGCTCGATGTTGCCATGTCTGGCACTCATCAGGTGGATAGTGGTAAAATAAAAGAGAAGGGAACCTTCATGTCGAAGAGTTGGATCGCAGAGTTTCATGCCGATTGCATCACAAAGGGAGCCGCCTGCTCCGTGAAGTGGCCAGTGTGCCCCGAGAAGAAAGCTGCCGTCGAGAAGTACATCCGCGAAGAGGGTGGGAAGTTCAACGTCTACTCCGAGGACGGCAAGAAACTCGGCACGCATTCGACCCGAGCCGAGGCCGCCGCGCAGCTTCGCGCAATCGAGGCGAACAAGGACGCGACGCGCGGATATCCCGAGTTGGGTGTACCTCCGGCTCCAGTCGCGATGAAGGCATTGCAGGGTGCATGGAACGCGTACGCGAAGTCGGTCGGGATCGTGTTCAAATCTGAGGAAGTTCAAGCTGAGCCGGTCGAAAAGGGCGTGTACCGAGTCGCGGCTCCGGGCGGGAAGTGGGTATACTTCGCGGTCGAGGGTGACCAAGCGGGGCGGGTCGAGTATCAGCGGAAGAACGGTATGCTGGCCCCGGTGGTGAAGGCCGAGAAGCAGCGCTATACCCTCGGCGCCGTGTACGCGCCGGGTGAGACGGATTTTCATGGCGACACCATGACCGAAGTCGAATTGGAAAAGGCGGCGTGGGCGTTCGCACAGAAGGACGGGCTCACGGGCCGCGTCGGGCTCATGCACCAATCAGGCACGGAAAAAGCGGGCAAGGTAGTCGAGTCATACGTCTACCGTGGTCCGGTGTGGAAGTTCAAGGACACCTCGGGTGTGACTCAGACGATCACACCGGGCACGTGGATGCTCGGTGTCGTGTGGGAACCGGAGGGCTGGAATCAAATCGAACGTGGCAGCGTGCGGGGTTATTCACTCCAAGGGGTTGCCCGCAAGTTCGCCAATGGGGAGGAAGTATAATGGCACACACATGGTACAGAGAAGACGCATTCCTGAACACGAAGAAGCCGGCCAGTTTCGACCCTGTCCAGCCGGGCAACATCGGCGGCATCGAGCCGAAGCCGAAGACGATGGCCGGTCCGCCCGAACCGTACGTGTGTGAGATCGCGAACACGGACGAGACAGCGAAGGTTCGCACCGAGACGGCGAAGGTTGGTGACGCAGTGAATCCGGTGGCGACCGACGCGGCGATGGGCAAGGACACGTCTTTCAGTCCTGGTCGTCAGGAAGACGGCAAGTACGAGGGCTCACCCGAGTTGTACCAGCCCGGCGACGAAGACGCGAACCTGTACAGTCCTCGGGACTGGACCGCGACGAACGAGAGGAACTGACATGTTCAAGCACGACGCGTTCTTGGGAAAGGTCGAGAAGCAGGCCGATACACCAGACCCGCTTTGCAATACTTCGGTAGTCGAGAAGTCCGGGTTCGCTGGCAGTGATCCGTTCCTTCGCGATCATGGTTTCGAGACGGTCGAAAAGTGTGGTGAGTGTTCCGCGTGCAAGGGCTTGAAGAAAGGCAGTGGAGACTTCACCGATTGCATGACCCGGATCGTTCCGGCTGCGAAGCCCGACGATCCAGAGGCGTTCTGCGCTGACTACGAACATCGGCAGACCGGCCACTGGCCGGGCGAGAAGCGCGCGTCGGAGTCGTTGCAGAAGGTGTGGAGTGACGAGGCGCGAGCGGCTGCTGCTGAGGCACGGGAAAACAATGCTAGGGCGCGGTCAAGAGACGAGGGCGGTCCACCTGATGTTCTTCCAGAGAAGCCGAAAGGTAGACGGCCACCGCCTGTAGGTTCGCCGGGACGTAGAGATTGGGCGCAAAGCGCTACGATTCGTCCTGGATCATAAAAATGGGCGAATGCGCTCCGATCTTGTACAACTGTACGGGCATCAACGAACACGGCACACGCTGTGGCAAGTTGCTGTTTGTGTTTCAATCCCCGAGCACCATGCCGATTGCAGGCGGCGGTATGAAGCAGCCTGACCTGGGCATGATCGAGATGAAGTGCCGACGCTGCAAGACGCTGAACAAGTTCCGGTTGGCCGACTTCGACACCGCGATCCAGACCCTACAGGTGGGCTAAACACATGGGTGCCCTTCAAGTGGGGGTCGAGAATTAAGGCTTGCACTATATCTTGTAGAACGGTAAAATAAAAGAGTAGAGTTGTAGACAGGAACCGCCCCCTACCAGAAGTGCCATCGAGCACCAGTGCTGAGGGCCAACAACGGGAAAGGCACATGGCGCGCAAAAGCGAATTGGCAACCGAGTTGAAAGACCTGGACGTGGATCGAGTGGACGGAGTAGACCGTCCTGCCACGGGTCGAGCCTTTGCACTGTTCAAATCCGAAACCCTCACCAAGCAGGAGACGACTACAATGGCGACGGAAATCACGAAGGCGCAACTGGACGAAATCCTCAAGAACTATGCGTCCGTCGCGACTGCGGCCGACATGCTCCTGAAGGCTCTCCGCAAGGATGCGGCCGGCAAGGTGAGCAAGAACACCGCCGTTGCAGTCAACGGACTGGCGCAGATCATGGGCGCCGAGCCTGTGTTCGTCGCGAAAGCCGTTCCCACGCAGCCGTACGAGATCAGCGAGAACGTGGACGGTGACAAGCGCGGCCCGGCCGACGAGAACATCGGTCCCAACTTCACTCCTCGCAGCATGCCCGGTTCGATGGTCGGCAAGGTTCAGTTCTCGGTGAAGGCTGCCGATGCTTCCTTGACCAAGGCCGGCGCACCGATGGTGGCTCCGGACGAAGAGAAGCCAGTCGAGCCCGAGAAGCCGAAGATGCCGTGGGACGACATGAAGATGGCGAAATCCATCGAAGATGCTGTCGCCAAGGGTATCGCCGAGGGGCTGAAGAAAGCCGCTCCGGTCGCGAAGGCTGAGAATGTCGAGAAAGCCGAGGGCAAAGCTGCCCCCGAGAGCAAGCAGGTTCAGACCGACGAGCAGCGCGCGGTTCGCAAGAGCGCGGGCTACCGTTTCGGCGAGTCGTTCGAGAACGTGGTTTTCGCGCGGCAAAGCGCGTAACGGACATCTGAAAGGACAAGAGGACAACGACAATGCAGATTCAACGGTGGCTCGAAAAGGCAACCTGGACGACTCCCGACATCACGTCTCCGGCTGGTGGCGGGTTGCTCTCCCCGCAACAGGCGCGTGAGTTCCTTCGCGTCCTGATCGACGAGAGTGTACTGCTTCGAGAGGCGAATAACCAGACTTCGCTCTCGCCGAAGTTCGAGGTTCCCCGGATCAGCTTCGGAGCCCGCATCCTCCATGCCGGTGTCGAGGCGACTCGTTCGACTTCCGCTCAGCGTGTGAAGCCGGCAACGGGGCTCGTGACGCTTTCGACCAACCTCTTCAAGGGTGAAATCGAAGTGTCGGACGAGATGTTCGAGGACAACATCGAGCGCGACGCGCTCGCGGACACGATCATGGTCATGCTGGCCGAGGCTGTCGGGCGTGACATCGAGGAGTACGTGATCAAGTCGGACACGGCCCGTACGGCTGCGGACGGCGCGGACTTCCCGGTCCTGGACCAGTTCGATGGGATGGTCAAACAGCTTCAGACCAACCTGCCGGCTGCTCAGAAGGTGGACGCTGCTGCGATCGGTTCGTACGACGAGTTGTACCGGAAGATGATCAATCGTCTGCCAGCGCGGTATCGCCGCGACATGACGGCTCTTCGCCTGTACGTTCCCGTGAAGCACGGTGACGGCTACCAGACGGAGTTGGCTGGACGCGGCACTCCGCTAGGTGACACGAACGTCATCGAGAACCTTCGGCTCAAGCTGGCTTTCCGAGGCGTGCCGGTCGTTCCGGTTCCGCTGATGACGGGTCAGTCCACGGTCGCTGGTGCTGCGATCGACTACGACAACTTCGCGATCCTGACGCACCCGCTGAACCTGTACATCGGTTGGCATCGGCGCATTCGGGTCGAGCGGTGGCGCGATCCTCGGGACGGCGCGACCAGTTTCCTTCCGAGCATGCGCGTGGACGCGAAGTACGCGGACCCCGACTTCGGCGTGCTCGCGTTCAACATCGGCTTGGGTGTCTAATCCAAGCTGATCCAGAGTGACTGAACACCCCCGGGGCTTCACGGCCTCGGGGGTCGAAACCAAAACGATCGAAACGTAGGCCGAGGAGACGACAATGGCTCTGAACAAGAATCGGGCGTACACGCAAGGCATCGGGCGCAGCACGGTCATCATTCCGACCGGAGCGGGTGTGGACAACGACCCGGATGTCGGGACTCGAACTCCTGTTGCCGGGCTTCGCGAAGACGACATCATCACGAACGTGACACACGTCACGGCTGCCGGTGTCGAGTCCGACAAAACGTCTCTGCTCCGCACCTTCCGTGGCGCGAAGACGGCCATCAGCAACATGGGCGGCGCGAACACGTCGCTCGACTATAGTGCGAAGACTCCGCAGGTGACCACGATCCAGTACGTTGTGACGGCCGGCACCGTGGGTGTTGTGGTGACCGCTAGCGGAGCCGCCATCACGGCGACCTTCGCCTCTGGTGCTCTGACCCGCGACATCGCGTCAGCGATTCGGAATCACTTCAGCGCTGGCCGAATCGTGTCGGTCAACAACACAACGGGCCACGACGGTTCGGCTGCTGCGATCGCGCTCGGTCCGTACACGCTCGGTCTGGACCCGGACGGCAATACGGCAGCGGCCGTGTTGGGCTACAATAACAACCAGGGTGGCACGCGGCCTTTCCACGTGATCGCTCAGGGCGTTCCGGACTCGGACATGATCATCGAACACACCGAAGTAGGTGTGACTGCATCGTACACAACGACGTTCGCGGACACCGACCAGGCAGTCACGACAGTCGCGTACGCTGCCCCGGCCATCACGGTGGACCTGCGGACGGTTGCGACTGTTCCAGTGGCAACCTTCGCCGAGATTGTCGCGGCCATCAACGCGAAGCACACGGCTGAGGGTTCGGCCTTCCCGTTCACGGCGAAATTGCTTCCGAATCCCCGAGGCAACGACGGGACCGGCGTGGCGGTGGCTGCTGTCTCGGCAGCGTTCACCGATGTTGGGTTGGCGGCTGGTGTCATTCTCTTCGCTGACCTTGACGAAGTTGCTTCGCAGACGATCTTCACGGTCGATCGGCGCGACAACACGCCGACCGAGTCGAACGCGTAACGAGTGACTTTCGCCCCGGGGGTCAGCTAATCTCCTGACCCCCGGGTGTTGCAGTACCCAGGCGAGTCCCGAGGAGGACCACATGACACGAACGTACCTGTTGCTCGAAGCGGAAGTGAACATCAGCGGCGTGAAGTTCCCCGCTGGCCCGCGAGAGTGCACGGACGATAGTTGGACGAAAATGCTCCGGGAAGCCGGGGCGACTGTCCTGACCGAGACGCAGTACAACGAAATGGTCGCGGCTGCCGCCGCAACGGCGGGCGAACCTGACGCCGCGACGGCCTCAGCCGGTGACGGAGAGGCGAATGGCACGCACGACACTAACGACGGTCGAGGAGATCAAGGAACGGCTCTCGATTCCATCCGATCAAACCGACCGCGACGCAATCATCGACGTATATCGCGAAGCCGTTGAAGAGTCCATTCTTGCCCTGACGGGTTTTACGTTCGTCGGTGGGCAGAAGATAGACACTCTCAATGACTGGCAGCGTGGCACAGTGCGGTTTTCCAAATACCGCCCGGTCCTAACGCTCGACAACGTCGAGGGGCGTGTGCTCGGCACGACGGCCACGTTCAATCAACTGCTCGGAGACGTGAAGGACTCCTTCAAGGGGCGTGTTCTCCTGGTAGGCTACTTGAATGCGTTCTATGATCCTCGCGCCGGCTATGGTGCGGCGTACGGTGGCGGCACCTGGGAGAATTGGTTCAAGTGGCGTGAGTACACCTGGCCGTTCATCCGGATAACCTACACCGTTGACCCTCTTGGCTCGGACACGAACCCTATCCCGAGGGCACTGATCGTAGCGGCTCTTGAGTCCGTGGCAGCTATCATGATCCGTCCGGCTGGCTCGGGTTCTCTCACGAGCGTATCCATCGAGAGTGTGTCGGAGAGTTACGGCCAGGGCATAAAGCCCGGGGCTTTGCTTGCACCCGCTGCGCACGCGCTGCTCGCGCGATACTTGCGCGGCTCAGTCATCATGCAGACGTAATAGGAGAGACGACGATGATTCTGTACCAAAAGACAAAACTGGTTCCGGCTGCGGGCAACGTGGACTTCATCGTGGCCGTTGACGGTAAGGCCCCGCTCACGTTGATGTTGGCGAACGTGGACATGAAGGCCGCGCTCGTGATGCGGGAGGGCGGCACGGACGTGGGCGACAACACTGTCGCTACGCGAGCCGTGTCGTACGTCACGCAACGTGCTGGCAAGAATGCGTGCTTGCTGTTCGAGAACGTGCCGGGTGGCGCGGCGGCTGCTGTAAAGACGCTCGCGATTACCTTGGCGGCGAACCAGGCGTTCAGCATCGTGGACCTGACAAGCGATGACTGGAAAATCAACCTGGCGTGTGGTGCGGACGGTCAAACGACACAGACGGCCTCGCAAGTTCTGAAGGCGATCGAGAACGATGTGACCGTGGATGGCCTGGCGTTCAAAGCGGCGATCAACACGACGCTGGCTCCTGGCTCAGATGGTTCGGCTCAGATGCTCTCACTCGACGGCTCGACGACTCGGGTCATTGCGGATGCTACGGCCCTTCTCGGCGGGTCTGACTCGACGACGACTGGCACTACGACTATCTCGGTTGGCCCCGGCACGGACGGACCGTGGGTTGCGATCACCAACACGGACCTGAACGCGGTGGCAAACGATACGATGAAGACAACCACGCTGACGACTCCTAATCCGGCGATCAAGGTGAACGCCGCCATCGCGGCCACGGGCACCTGGGTGACGCTGACTGTCGCAGGGTAACATGGCTCCGATCGTTGAGAACATGGTAAACCGCCCGACTCGGGCGGTGGCAAGTGCGTTCAAGACGACATGGATCGACCACGACACGGGACAGTTCTCGCTCCTGCGGTTCATTCCTGTCGTGACGTGTGCGTTCCTGTCGTATGCGTTCGCGAAGAACAGTCTGAAGTTCGATCTGGCGTGGGACGACTACATGGGCTACGCGCTGTCGATGGCGTCAGCGTCGAGCCCGGCACTTATGGGCAAGTGGCTGGCACTGAAGTTTGGGAAACCGGCCGAAGAGGCGAAGTAAGCCAGAAAAAGGAGAATGACAATGAGTTACGCGTGGGCTGTGTGGGCTTGGGTTCTTTCCGGTGGTCTGCATCTCTTCGTTGGCGGCTACCTCGGATATCGGTTCGGACCGACCATCGAGCCGTACATCATGAAAGCACTCGGCTGGCTGAAGGCACGGGCGTGAGCCTTCGCCGTATCCTGGGCGACGAGCGGGGCTTCTTCCCGCTCGTCATGCCTGCTGTAAGCCTGCTCTCGAAGCCGATTGTGTGGGTGTCGATTGCCCTCGTCGTCTCCGTGGGGGCAAACTACATTCTGTACAAGTCTTGGCAGGGTGAGGTTCGCCGCTCGGGCGCCTACGTCGAGCAGAGGGACCAAGCCATCGAAGCAGGGAAGCTGTGCTCGGAGGGAGTCGAGAGGTTGCGCAAAGCGGGGGATGCTCGTGCCAAAGAGGCCGCACGAGAGCTAGCGCGGGCGCGCGATGCTGCTCGACGCGCCGAGGCACGAGCCCTCGAAACGCTCGGGACCGCGCCTACGGTTCCGGGCGACCTTTGCGCCAGTGCTGCTGTGCTAAATCAGCGCAAGCTGAAAGAGCGCGCGGCAGTACGGGAAGGGGTGCCTCGGTGATCTCGAAGCCTCTCGTGTGGTTGTATGTGTTCGTGCTGCTCAGCCTATCGGGCTGTGCGATGTTTGCTCGCACGAACATCGTTGAAGTTCCGGTGCCGGTGCCGTGCATCGTGCCAGACATACCACGCCCGGCATTCGCCATTGACGGCGTATCGCCAGAGGCGGACTTGTTCGTAGTGGCGCGGGCGTTGTGGGCAACGGTCGAGCAATGGGAAGCGTACGAGATTCAACTACAGGCGGCCATCGCTGCCTGCAAGTGAGGCGGCATGATCGGCGAGGCGTATCGGCGGTTTCTCTGGCATCGAGTCACGGTCAAGCGCAACACGACCGTGCAGTCTGACACTGGCGTCTCGAAGTACGTCTACTCCGATCTGTACACGAATGTCCCTTGCAATGTCCAAGACGGCGGTGGACGCCTGAAGGTGGACGAGCAGGGCAATACGACGGGCAAGAAGGTGTCGGTCCTCTTCGCCCGCGAGTGGTCGAGCAAGCTGCAACACAACGATCTTCTTGTGATCAACGGCGAAACCTACCGAATCACGCACGCACACGACAGTTGGTACTATGGACAGCACCATGTCGAAGTGCTCGTCGAAGTCTACACGCCAGCCGGAGACATGGGGAGCGCAGCCTGATGGCAACCGAGGGCATGAAGGTCGTGTGGAACGGCCAGCTAGTGAAGCAGATCGTCGAGAAGAAGATGCCCCGTTTCATGACGGCGATCGGCACGACGTACACGAACATGGTCAAGCAGGATATACGAAATTCTCCACGTGGCGGTCAGAATGAGAACGTGCGGGGACAGAAGCGATCCGCACCAGGCGAACCACCAGCCCCCGAATTCGGTGACTTGATCAAGAGTGTGCGCTTCCAGGTGCGCCACACAACTAGCGGTTGGATTGTCGAGTGCGGCTCGACACTGCGCAAGGCGGTGTATCTTGAGTTTGGTGCCGCCCGTGGGCGTGTCATGCAAGCACGCGATGTATCCGGGAAGTTCATCAAGGCGAAGACGATGTCCTGGATTCTATACCCGCGTCCGGTGTGGGGGCCGGCAATGATGCGGCTTCGCTCGAAGATGCCCGAGATCGTCAAGCGGTACATCGGTGGGAGGAACTGATGGCGGACCTTAGATCGGCACTGCGCAAAGCGATCATGACGAAGCTGACGGCGGATGCTACACTGAAGGCATTCTTCCCGTCAGGGACAGTGAACATCAGCTATCGGCCGACCCGCATGCCGCTCACGCTGCCTCGGATCACGATGTTTGACTTTGGCGACCGAGGCGACGAAACCACTCCTCTGTGGGACCGAAATCATCAACTGGACGTGTGGGATGCGGACCTGGACAAGTGCGAAGCGATGGGGCAACGGATTGTGGAGTTGCTCGATCATCAGGGCTTGACCTTGGCCGAGGACGAGGGGCTGGCGGCCCGTGTGCATGTGATCAGCGATCTGGACGCCACACAAGAGGACGCCGACCTGGCGCGCAAGACGCTTCGGGTGCGCATCCTTGCGTACGACTACGTGACCCCGTATGCGAACAACTGACCCCTACAGTGCGCCGCTCAAGGGGCTAGTGTAAGTGCTGGTCTAGTGGTAAAATAAAAGAGTAGCGAACTGAACGTAACCTGCCCGGACAAGTAGTGCCGCGCGAGCACCAGTGCCAGGCCAACAGGGAGAAACAAGGCAATGGCGAAGAACGCGAGACTCTTGGAACTTGGGCCGGCGAACATCTACCTCTACCTCCGGCCGCGAGCCTTCCTTCTGATCCGCAATGCGGCTCCCGCTGCGAACAGCGACGTATACGTGCAGGCGTACAAGGGCGGCAACCTCTTGCCTGATCGGCCAGGCAACAGCATCCGCGTTGCGTTCACGAATGACGGTGTGAACATCCCACTCTCTGTCAGCGTGGCGACGTTCGACATCACTGTTCACCTGGCGACGAATGGCGGCGGTACGATCACTTCGACGGCCGACAATGTCATCGCGGCTCTGACCAATTCCGGACAAGCGCGTGGCCTAATTACGGCGGCACGAGGTGTTGGCGGCTCCGGCTCGGCGGTGGTCGAGGCGCATGCTCTCACCAATCTCGCAGGCGGTAGTGAGACTGGCGTGGCGACGGACGTAGGTTTCCTCGGTGACGCCGTGGCCTACCAAGTGACAACGGAAGCTGCGAACCTCACGGGTGCTCAGGCAGGCAACGTGCCACTGAACAAGGTCATCATCGGTGGTATGTGCAAGGTAGTCATCCCGTTCAAGGAAATCTCCCTCGACAACCTTCGGCTCGGTGTGCCGAGTGCACGAGTCGTCGAGAATGCGGACAAGTCCCTCCGGCGTGTTGATTTCGTAGTCGCGGTCGGTGCTGACTTGCGGTCGCTTGCTTTGAAGATGGAGATTCGGAAGATCAAGGGAGGCTTCGAGTCGTCCGAGCCGAAGGACATCATCATCATTCCCGAGATCAGCGCAGCCGAGGGTGAAGTCAACTTCCCCTTCGCCCCGACGACTCAGCGGGAGATTCTGACCAATTGGTACGCCTGGCCGGACGACGTTACAGGTCGGTGGGCCTTCCTTGGCGACGAGCAACCATAAGAGGGAATGACCAATGAATCGGACAATCGTGGTAACTTCGGCTCGTAACATCGTCGGTACACTCGTCGCACCCGGCACTTATGTGGTGGACCGGAAGTGGGGCGAGATTCTGTTGCAGCACGGTGGTGTCGAGGTTGTCGCGGCGGTCGCGGCCACCAAGACATCGTCTGAGGCGGCCGGCGTGAATGCGCGGGTTACATACACCGCTGACGCTGCGGGTAAGGCTGGCGACTCCATCTTCATCAAGGTGGTAGATGGCGTTGCGCTGTCGATTTTGGTGATCGGAAAATCCATTCAGGTTACTGTCAACGCTGGCGTGAGCACGGCGGCTCAAGTCGTCACCGCTGTGAACGCTGACGGCGGTGCGGCGGCTCTCGTCACGGCTGTGGCGGCAGGTGATGGTACGGGCTTCCCAACTGCTGCGGGACAGCCAGGGTTTCTGGCGGGTGGTTCGGATGCAACAGATGGACACCCTCCGGTTGAATACGTGGCCGGTTATGGTTGGCGTTTCACTGGCGATCCACTGGTTCCCTAATCCCATAAACCCCTAGCGAATTAGGGGAAAGGAAAAGACAATGGCTGAGACACAGGCAGGTTTCGGATATGCGGCGTCGCCAGCGGTGTACGAAGAGACGGCTCTTCTGAACGCGAAGCAGCAGGCGAAGAGCGGCGCATTCAAGCAGTACAACATCGACATCGACAACCAGTCGAACGCGATCGTGTACGTGAAAGCGTACTTCAAGTCGGCGGGCGATGTGATCGTGGGCACCACGGCTCCGGACGAGATTTACGCGGTGCCGACACTCACACGGATCAACGAAGTGTGCGTGGCGGCGGTTGACGTGGAATTGCCGACAGGGCTCACGCTCGCGGCGGTCACGACACCCGGCACGGCGGGCGTAACTTCACCTGCGGCCGGCAACGTGGCCGTTCGCGTGACCTTCGAGTAAAGGGGAAAAATCATGGCTCAGTCACTCATCAATCTTGCATTCAGTGCGTCGAAGGTGTGGGGCGAAACCGCTCTTGGCTCGACGGTCAAAGAAGTGAAGGCGACTTCCCCCACGGTGAAGGCGATCGAGGTTGTCAACACGGGAAACCAAGGCGTGTACGTGAAAGGATGGTTCGCTTTGGCGGTGAACGTCACCCTCGGGACGACGGCTCCCGACATCTCCAGGTTTGTGCCAGCGCTTAAGACGCGTCGCTTCCTGATCCCTGGTGCGGGTCTTGTGTGTCCTACGGCTCTTTCGGTCGCGTGCGTAACGGATGGCGGTGGTACGGCAGGTACCACGGTTCCGACCACGCCGCCTGCGGTGAAGGTCGTCTACTCGTAATCACAAGGTTCGGGCGGACCTACGAACCGCCCTCGGCTGTCAGCGGAGAAACCCTCCGCATCCGACAACACGACAGCCCCGAGACAGCGGGGCTGTAACCACCCAAGCGAGGCACAGGAGGCCCAACATGGCAAGCGACAAAAACGGCATCAGCAAACGAAACGACGGCGCGTGGGAGATGGACACGGCGGCGTTTATCCCCGAGCCACAAGGCTACATCAAGATCAGAAGCGAGGAGTACCCCATTTTCTCGTTTCTCGACATTCCTGTCGAGGACAGCCTGCGCGTAGTCAAACTGAGCGAGGAAGTCGAAGACGCACCCAACTACGACGCCCGAATGAAACGCTCAATCGAGCACCTGATCGCGTTGAATGCTGGACCGGACGTGGGCCGCGATAAGCGCAAGCTGCTCAAGACTGAAGACCTAAAGGGGCTCACGGCGCGGCAGATCATCGGACTGGTGGTTATGGCGAGCACCATCGCGGCGGTCCCTCAGAAGGCCGACGAGAGCGGGAGCGAGACAGCGTCTCCCTCCTCTGTGCCCGCGTCGGCCGTTTCTACGGTTGGGACCCCCGTGTAATACTGCGGATGACGCTCAGACAACTTAGCGTGTGGTTGAATCACATTCCCGTGATCATGGCGAGGGAGGCTATTTCGGCGTCGTTGGTCGCGTCCATGCCGTACATGGACGAAGATATGCGTGGTGAAGTGATGCGCTCGTGGCAGGGCACTGCCGGGCAGGACGTGACGGCGGGTGTACCGGAGCGGCAGTCGTTCGAGGATTTCGTGCGAAGTGACATGAGAGAAAGGATCGTGTAAGTGGCCGGCGAAAACGACGTGTTCACAGTCCTTGGAAAAGTAGGAGTCGATCAGAAAGCGCTCGACGCTGAACTGGCGACGACTGAAGCCAAGGTCCGTGCGTCTGCCAATCGGCAAGGGGCGACCTGGAAGCAGGCGAGCGAGCAAGCTGTCAAGATATTCACGAAGCCTGGTAGTGTGCAAGGACTCGCCAGTTCCAAGGAAGGTCAATGGTGGTCTGATCCCAACATGGCAGGCTTCGCCGACAAGGCGGCGGGGAGCCTCGACAAGCTGAGCAAGGCGTCGGGGGGGAGTCTTCAGAGTCTACGTTTGATGGGGAACGTCGTCAGTGCCCTAATTCCAGGCATGGGCGGCGTAGCTGTTCAGGCGACGCAGATGGCACTGCGATTCGGCGTCATGGCGGCGGCGGGATTCGCAGCCATTCAAGTGTTCCAAATGATCACGGAATCTGCCGAGAAGCTGGCCGAGGAACAGGCCGAGCTAAACAGGATGATCGAATCGGCCGACCTGGAAGGACTCAGTGCGAAGTTCGTGCAAGCGTCGGCTGCTGCGGACAGAGCGAAAACCAGTTGGAGTGGCGCGTTCATCAATTTGATCGGCGGCATCGACTCCGCGACGGTCAAGGCAAACATCCTGGCTGAGGAGATGCGCAAAGCGTTTGAAGGTCCGATTCCTGCGATGAACCGGCAGCAAGATATTTTCAAGATCACGAACGCTGCCGCGCAGGATGCTGCTCGTTACAATCTGTCGCTCGCACAATCGGTGAGGGAGGTTGACAAGGCTCAGCAAGACCTGAACAAGGCGCGGCGGGATGGCTTGGCTCAGGACATTGCAATCGAAAAGGTGAACCTGATCGCAAGTAAACAGTACCAGTTCAATGCAGCTTCCGTTGCTGGTCGTATAGTGAACGAGAGACTGCTACAGCAGGTCGAGGCGAAAGGGGCAGCACAACGGAAGGTTCTGGCTGAACAGGAAAATCGTGATGATGCGGCGAACGATCAGAAAAAGGCGCAGATGCGGGCTCGGCGGCTCGACGCGGAAATCGCCCGCATCGGGTTCGAGAAGGCCGCCATTACCGCATCGAACGCAACGGCAACGGCAGAGATCGAAAGCAAACGCGCTCTGGCCGTAGCCGAAGCGAGATTCAACGGTGAAAGGATTCAGGGCACCGAAGAGTATCTGAAGGCGAAGAAGGAATCGGCGGACAAGGAAGTCGATCTTGAGAAACGTGCGGCCGAGCAGTCCTTCGCCATCAAGAAACAAAAGCTGCAAACGCTGATCGCAGGCGGGGTCAATGTCGCGCAGTATCGGGAGGAACTGGACACTCTGGCGAAAGAAGAGGAGTCGGTCTACGCGGGGCTCGCTGAGAAAAAGAAGCAAATCACCATTCGCTCGAATCAGGAGGAGATCGAAGCAGCGAGGGCCGCTACCGCTGAGAAGATCGCGCTCGCGGACAAGGCGTTCAACTTCAGTGTTGCGTTGGGGCAGAAGTCGTTCAACGCTGAAATTGCGCAGGCGCAGGATGCGGCAAGGGACATCGGACGCAGTGTTGACGATCGAAATGCTGCTGAACTTCGTGGCATCAGCCTAGCCAAAGAAGCAACCACTGCGTACTTCGGTTTGCGAAAGGCGATGGGGCAGGAGACGATTTACGGTGAAATAACCGCACAGAAAGAGCTAAACAAGACGTACGCAGAAGGTTCGCGTGTTTTGATCGAGGGGCAAACAAAAGTTCTGAACCTGCAAAAACAAGCACGCCAAGAAGCACAGTCGGCGTATCTTGGCATCGCAGGCGAGGCGGCTGCGGAACTGCAAAAGAAGAGTCCAGGCAAAAAGGAATTCACACAATCCGAGATTGAAAAACAGGCAGACGCGATCCGTGAACGACGTGAGAAAGCCCTCAGTAAGTTTCAAGCTGGCGGAAGTGCTGTATTTGAAGACGTGGCTGCTGGTCTCAGTCAGCGAGAGACATACAGGAACCTAGACCGAAAAGGCGGACTAAGTGGCGCGTTTGATAAAGCGACATTTGAGGGTTTCAAAGAAAGCACGGATCAGTTTGGTGATTCTGTAAGTGCGTTTCGCGAAGCGGCGGAGATGGCAGCCGGGGCGATTAGAGCGAGAGCGGCATCGGACTCGGCAAAGGAATCGCCGTATCTCAAGGACCCGGCGACGCACCAGGCGAGCGAGACAACTGGACGCATGTACGACCGTGAAAGCAAACGCGGTCCGCAATCTGGACAGTCAGTAGAATGATCAAGACAATCGGCCGTGTGTTCATTGGTGGCAAGCAATTCACGACCGATCCGCATATTCAGCGGAGTTGGCCGTCGCGGCAGACTGTTCTTACTGGCATTAGTGGTGCAAGCACCGTGCAAGACTTTAACCGCTACGCGAAGGACATGCGGCTCGCCCTCACGAGTAACGGACAGTTCATCAATCAGGCATTCAAGGCTGTGCTTGAGGGGCTGTGTGCGGTACGTGGCGCGGTGTACGTTTACGTGGATTACCAAGGCATTGAAGGAACAGTGAAGATTCTTAGCTTCGATGCACAACCGACGTTCATCCGTGACGGGGACGGTGTGTTGTTCGAGTACCAAATGGAATTGAAAATCATGACACTGACGAAGCTGGACTTCGCTTCATACTCGGGGAGTTGAACAATGGCAGAGATTCGACACCTTAATGCGAACGGCTTCACGACGCAAGCGCAGCAGACCTGGGGGCCGTTTGTCTCCGGTACGATTGAGGTTCGTTCAGGTAAGGTGAAGTTCGGTATCGAAAACACAGGTACCCGCGTACTCGGTGCAACGCCGTTTGCAGCAATTGCTCTTGAGATTCAGCAGACGGGTACGAACGATGGTTATACGTTCTACTACACGGCCGAAGATTCGGCCGGCACGCTTAGTCGTCCGTGGGGCAACACTGTGGATGGTGCGCCCACGTCTCTGTTGCTTGGTTCTGGCGGTGTGTTCGGCGCGATAGGCACATATGGCTACAAGGTGACGGCGACAAACGCGACGGGTGAGACCATCGGTTCCGTCGAGGCAATCGCAGTCGTTACGGTCACGACGCAACGGGTTCAACTCACGTGGGTGCAAACACCAGGTGCGACGGGTTACAAGGTATATCGGACAGCAACCGCTGGCACGTATGGGGCAACAACACTGCGGGCTACCATTGTGGGCGGTGCGACAGTATCGTACATTGACGATGGTTCGGCGACCGCAGCCGGAACACCGCCGAGCGAGAACACGACCGCTGGCGTTGGTCCGACATACGGTACGGCGCCTGTTGATGGCAGTTTCAATCAGACGGATAAGGTGATCGCCGTTACTCCGGCCGGATTGGCGATTGGGCAACAGTGGTTCTATTGGGCGCAGATTCGTGTGCCCGCTGCGACGAGTGAAATCGGCAATCGGCGGACGTTGAACGTCACGCCCGTGGAGTCGTAAAATGGAAAGGCTGAGGTAACATCATGGCACTGCTAGTTCCGGACGTTGGCGAAGTTCAACTGCTCAGCTATGCGCTGAACAAGTTGACGCCTGAAAATCAAATCATGCGTCTGTTCAAGAACGATTACACACCAGTCGAGGGCTCGGTGCTCGGCGACTTCACTGAAGCGACATGGACCGGATACGCGCAGAAGTCATTGACTGGCTCAAGCTGGACAGTTGCCACAGTAGCGGGAGTGACGACAGGGACGTTCGCGGTGCAGACGTTTACGTCCACGGCGAATCAAGCGGCAGAGTTGTCCTACGGATATTATGTCCTGGGCGCGACGAGCGGTATTTTGCTGTGGGCCGAACGGTTCACGGACGGACCGTACGCTATCGCTGTGCTCGGCGACAACATCGCAATCACTCCAAAGATTACAGGAGCGTAAGATGGCCAGGATCAAGGCCGAGTACGATTCAGAAGCCCAAGCGATCACGTGCACCCTCGCGTCGCTGGCGAACAACGCGGCGCGGGAGTCCACGGCGATCCTCAATACATCCGTGCTGCATCTCGATGATTTGGTACAGGTGCGAATCGACCTAGCAGACGGTGGTACGATCGCTTCAGACAAGAAGGTGTACGTGTACGCGTACGGTACCGTGGATTTGACTACCCCGATCTACCCGGACCGTGTGACCGGCACGGACGCGGCAATCGTGCTCGACGCCCCGACGCAGTTGAAACTGATCGGCGTCATTGAGTGCGCCGCATATGTCACCGTCACGAAGACGATTTTTACGTCTGAGCCGCTATCGGTGGCAAAGGCGTTCGATGGTATCATGCCGCAGAAGTGGGGCATTGTCGTCGAGAACAAGACGAGCATTGCGTTTCGGGCTTCTGAAACGAACCAGAAAAAAATCTTTCAGGGCGTGTGGGCGCAGTCATAAAATGGCGATTAACGTTTGGCCGAAACATTGGGGTAGTAGTCCGGTATTGGGGATTCCCATGCAGGGGCATCCTCTGACACCGCGCTACGGCTTCATCATGGACGGCTCCGTGGCAGATATCGTACGAAACGTTCGTGGCATTTTAATTGCAGGAACGTGGGCGCCGAATAGTGCTCGTGGTTACTCGGGGACGGCGCGGAAGCACACAGCGACGACGGACCGTGTAGACATTGGGCTCGATTCTGAACTTCTGACGACAGGGCCGTGTTCTATCGTCCTGGGATATCAGAAAACAGACGCGGTTGCACGAGGCTCGGTGGCGTTTGGAACCACAACAGGCACCACGAGCACATGCGACGCATATGTTCCGTTTTCGGACAACGTGGTCTATTGGGACTATGGTGGAACTGCCGGCGGTAGCACCAGACTTACTGCTAGCGGACTCACGTTCGGGGATGATATTTGGGCGTTCACGCAAGGTCTGCGTGGCGCGGAGATTTGGCAAAACGGCATTCTGCGTGCAGCGAACGGTAGTAACAATGTAAGAGTCAATGCCGGCACCCAATTCATGCTAGGGAAAAACAACGCGGGGAGTGGACAGCTTTCTGACCTGGCATTGTGGAAATTCTTTTATATCTACCATCGTCAGATTCTTCGAAGTGAGATCAGTGATCTGGTACGGACGCCGTATTCGTGGGTTGAACGATGAGACCACTGAGGATTTTTTTCACTCCTAGCAGCAGTTTTACTTATGTGGCGTCGGGCGGTGTTGTCTTCGGTGGTGCCGCTGACACAGAGAATAACCGTGATCCGATTACCTACTCGTACACACCTACAGGCGGGCTCGCCTTTGGTGGCTCTGCGCAGGTCCAAATCTCGAAGAACTACAACGCATCGGGCGGGTTCGTTTTCGGCGGCACAGCCGATATTGTGGCCGATGTCACGCAGATTGCCTTCGACATCTTTCAAGCGTTGAATTCACCACGAACAATATTCTTTGACATCATCTCGTCGTTGGAACCGTTGAATGGGATCGAGGCGTCGTTCGACATATACGAAGGTGTTGCGGGTGCGATGATTTCGTTTGACATCTATTCCGAGCGTCTGCGGACGGCTCGATTCTCAGAGGACGTTCAAATGCCTGTGGCCGAAGTGGAGATTTCATAATGGCTGAAGTTCTCATAAATCACGTCTTCAACAATCCGCAGCCGGACGATGTGGGGCCGCACACGTATGTGAAACCGACTGATTGGAATGCCTCTGAAGTGTTCGGTGGCGGCGGTACAGACGGTGACCTTGTCACGTGGAACCCGGCGTCTTCGACGAAAGCATCATTCCGTACAATCGTCGCGGGCACGGGTATTTCGGTCAGCATCACGGCTGGACAGATTCAAATTTCGACGACGGTCTCTGGGGTTGGTGGGACAGGTACGGCCGGGAAGTTGTCGAAGTGGACGGGTGTATCCTCACTCGGTGACTCTATGGTCATCGAAAGTGCAACCGGTCTCACGATCGGGGGTGTCGGACCGCACGCTTGGGGCGCAAGTACGAATGCTAACGTACAGTTCTTGATTGCAGGGACATTCTCGCCTGCTGGCACAGGCAGAGCCTTCGAGGTTGGTTCGACTCTCAGCGGCGCCTCGGGGCAGGACGAATATCTCGTCAACATCAACGGATCGGTTGTGGCTTTTGGCTCGCCCTCTCTCCTGGCGGGTTTGCGGGTCGCTCCGACCTTTAGTGGCGGTACCCCTGTCGATACGGTCGGTATTCGAGTCGCATCCTTTACGGCGATCGGCACGGTGGCTTCGGGCATCAAACTAGACGCTCCGACTGGTGCTACTACTAACTACGCTCTGTGGGCGCCCACAGGAAACGTGCAGTTCGATGGTTCGATCGTTGCGGCCGGGAACGCGGCGAAGACTGTACGGACTGACTTCCAGATAGAGTCAAACTCCGGGCGCGGGAACTTCTTTGTTCAGGGTTCGGCGGACGGCGGCACCCACGCAGGCATTGGTCGAGCAGTGAAATTCATTGCGGCTGCTACGACCGCGTTCCCGTTTGTCATCTCTCACAGCGCGGCGCAGCCGGTCGTGTTCGGGACAAGCGACACAGAGAGAATGCGGATTGACAGCGCAGGGTCTTGGACCCTCAGCATTGCCGGGCCGCACGCCATCGGTGGCACTGTCGTTACTGGCACGCAGCTAACCTTGAAGGGTACATTTAGCCCGGGTGTCTTCGAGGTACGCGGACTAGAAGTAGCAATGTCACTCCAAGCAGCGTCAAATCTTGACGTATACGGATTGGTGCTGAGTCCTACCCTGATCGAATCGGGAGCAGGTACACACCCCAACCTTGCGGCTCTTAAAGTCGCTCCTTCTGTAACTGGCAATATTGCAAACGTCACCGATCTTTCTGGTATTTTGGTCAACACTTTCGTCGCCGGTTCAATCGGCACCACCACCAACGCGTCTGGCATCAAGATCAACGCTGCTCCTACAGGCGCGACAAACAACCGCTCATTGTGGGTAGCGGCAGGTAGTGTTGAAATCACTTCAGCCGGATCGCACGCTATTGGTGGTGTGATTAACGATGGGGTTGGATTCTATATCAGAGGCACATTCGCGTCGGCGCAGTCCTTCGCGCGGGCTTTGCAAGTAGATCAAACCCTAACCGCTACCGGGGACAACGGCAGCCTGGTTGGCCTCTATATAAATCCAGTGCTGACAGAACGAGCAGCCGGTACGCACCCAATTCTGGCGGGTATCTTCGTTCAACCGACCGTTATAGCCGGTGCCGCAGCAACAACTCTATTCGCGGGCATTCATGTCGCCGCCCTGGTAGCTCAAAGCGGGACGAGTGCCGCAGCCTCTCTGAATATCGACAGTGAACCGACCGGAGCTACTACCAACTATGCATTACGTGTCCAGTCCGGTAAGACTCTCCTAGTAGGTCAGACCGCCGTAGGGTCTCTTGGTGGTGGCGACGCGCAGTTTACACTCGCTGGTGCGTGGACCGGAACAACCCAAACAGAAATGATGCGAGCGTCTACAACGCTGACTGCTGTAGTGGGGGCGGGGGCTTTCGGACTTATCTTCGTCCCAACATTCGTCGAGGCAGGCTCAGGCACACACAGTCAGCTTACCGGCATCTATGTGGCCCCGACGTTCACGAACGGTGCCGGAGCGACCACGAATATTTTCGGTATCAATATCGACATGGGCGCAGTCGGAGCGATTGCCCCGACTACCGCCGCTGCGCTGCGCATTGCGGCCCCGACCGGCGCGACGAACAACTATGCGATCCTGGTAGCATCGGGCCTCACCTTGCTTGGCGGCGACCTGACTATCACTAAGACTGCCCCGGTCCTGACGATCGAGGGCTCGGGCGTCACTTCGGCCTTCGAAGTTTGGCGGACGAACGGCACCGACCGCTGGTCTGTAGGAGTGGCTTCGGGAGCCACCGACTTGTTATTTCAAGCGGGCAGCCCTGGCGCGACCGCCTTTCTGACATTGACGAATGCCGGTAACATCGCACTCTTCGCGGCCGGTTCGTTCGGTAGCGGCACCCTGGTGCTGTTTGTCGGCAACGCGACGACTGCACCGACGACAAATCCGACTAGCGGCGGCATCCTATACTCGGAGGCGGGCGCAGGGAAGTGGCGCGGTAGCGGCGGCACAGTGACAACCTTCGGCCCTGCCGAACCGCATTGTCCGACGTGCGGTAACGACTTTATGCATGAGTGGGAGAATGAGCGGACCGGCTACTTGGCGGTCTGCATGTCATGCTTGACTGACGAGATTGGCGCGCGGTCGTGGATCATCAAGCGCGCGGGAAGGGCATAAAAAGCCATGGCTTCTCTGGATAGGAAAGTTGCAGCGCTTCAAACGACCGATGCCGTGCAGGTGAGTGCGTTCACGTTCGCGGTGGCTGATGACACTGTCGTTTCGATCACGGCCAAGGTGACAGCCCTGCAATCGGGACAGGGAACCGGAAAGTCCTTCTGGCTATTCGGCTCAGCCAGGAAGGCGGGGGCGGCGGCAGCGGTCTTGCTAGGAGCCGCCTTGGCTATCGTCACTGCGCAGGGAGACGCAGGGGCGGTGTTGTGGGATGCAGTCATCGACCTGAGTTCTCCTAACCTTAGGATTAGAGTCACAGGCGTAGCCGCGACCACGATCAATTGGTTGGTCAGCGTTGACATTCACGTCGCACCCTAAAAAGTGAGGCCCTAGAGGCTCCATGGCGACCGCATTTCAGTTAAACGCATTCCAGAACCCGGAGACGTACGACCACTTTGGGTTTCAGGTTTCAGTCACGCCCATTGTAGGGCCTGATGGAATCGCCAGCGCGTTCACTATTGACCAATCAGTACAGATGGCGTCTGACCAGTGGGAGTTGGCACTCACTTCTTCGGAGCAGTGGCGTGCCCGTTCACGAACGAATTCGGTTGATTTGTCCACCGGTCTGATCAACGCACTCGGCGACCCTGATCTAGTCAAGCACGTCAAGGAGGGCAAGACGGACGAGTGGGAGTTAGAGTTCTTGCCGGACAAGCTGATTGGTCGCATGCGTGGGCGCGATGCGATGGCGTTTGCACTCGACACCGCACTCTTCATCTCATACGTGAGCGGCGGTGTGGCTCCTCCGGCTATCGACCCTGCGCTTCTGCCGCCCGGTCTACAGCCTATATTGGGAGTGACAGAGCGGCTCTACCTGCCGGGTCATTGGCTTGCATCCACCATCTGCCGTGACCTGGCAACGCGAGTCGGACTCGACATAAGCTATCAGGCGCCGGAGTATGTGTTGCGGGAAGACGTGGAAGTCAACGGACCAGCCCTTGGGGCGATTCAGCAAATCATTGAGCCCTTTACCCACTTCGAGCCGTTCAAGGTTGACGTGTGGGTTGAAGGTAAGACGCTGATGATTCGTCAGCGGCAGGGACTCGTCGAGAGTCCTGGGCCGCTCGGTCCGCTGCCGGGCACGTTGAACACGGTTTCCATCGGTGATTTGCGGGCGAACAGTCTAACGATTCGTGCACACTTTCTCGACTACATCCGTATCTTTCGGGCACTTGGTGCCGTGTTGGATTGTAGTGCGAGTAGCGCGAACAGGACGATAGGCATAAGAGATCAATTCACGGCTGGTGACTTCCGCACTACCATCGCCAAGGAAGTTCGTGTTCTTGACAAAGCGGACATGGGCTCGCAGACCGATGTTGTAGACCTGCGAAACGCCCACATGGTGTCCCGTGAAACTGTAGTGCATCTTCAGGACCCTTTGATTCTCGACGCGAATTGCCGCATCATAAACAGTCCACTAGACCGGGGCTCCCAAACACTGCTCGAAGAGGAAATCCAAGAGACGTTTGAAGGGCTGACTACTACTGCCTTTCGACAGACGAAACGCATTACGGTGACTAACGTGTACGACAACAACAACTTCATGACCGGGCAGGACACCGTCACTGAGGAACGAGATGCGACCGATCCCGCGTCGCAGCTTCAGGTAACTAAGCGCGAAAGCCAAGTCTTCAGCGACAACGGTCCTAAAATGTGGGGGGCGCGTGCGACGAAATGGTCAATCGACAGCGACGGTACATCATCTGTTGATTCTGTGCAGTCGGCTCCTGGTAGCGGTGTTCGTCCTGGTGGTCCCGGTCGTGCACCCGTAGAGACAGCGACAGATTCACAGCGAGCGTTCAAGGCGGCGATCATTGACAATTTACCAGGGGCTAAGGATTTTTCCCTGAAGAACGACAACCTGAAGCAGGACCAAATCGACATGATCTATAATCAGGCGGTCGCGTCATCGGGGGCGCAGGAGTACGAAGTCCAGTTCGTCGCCGCGCAGATTCCCTGGATCAAGAAAGGGCAGATGCTCAAGATCACCGGCCTGGTGTACGAAGACGGAGTGACGCCTGTGGATTTGCCTAACATGCTCGTTCTCGACACCAGAATTGTCCACACAGAAGAGTCGTCGAATCCGACTTCGCTTGTGCAAATAAAAGCGGTCTTTTGGTCGAAGACGTGGGGGCAGGGATAATGCCAGTCCCACGAGCTACGACAGCAGTTACGAAAGCCGGGGCAATAGGGACCACCACGTTTTCCTCCGGTGGAGCGGGCTGGATACTGAAGGCTGTGATCGTGGGCAAAGTCAGCGACCAGAACAACACGTACTATCTAAATCTGAACGGGTCCATCGTGCGCGCGGAAGCCTCGATCGACGCCCCCCTTGATGTCGGGCACACAGTATGGGTAGGACCAGGACCTACCAAAGGCACGTATGTGATTCAAGGAACGGGTGCGTAATGCCCGCGCCGAGAGCGATCACTCAGATACAGGAAGCCAGAGTTGGCACAAAGATCACGAAGGAAGTGGTCGAAGGAGTGCAGGGCAACCGCTACCGCATACACGGTGTGTGGGTGCCTGGCGCAGATACGCAGGCAAAAGTAGGGGATGTTGTGCACGTGCAGTGGTTGACTCATACGCGTGAGCTGGATACCCCACTCAGGATCGTCAGCTACAATGTCAGACGCGGCAGTGTGTTCTTACCTTCGGAGGAGGGACTAGCACTCGTCGAAGAGTTGTTCGTGGACGTACCTACTGGAGAGGTTTACTTCAGGAACAGCAAACAAATCACAAAACTCAAAGTTCGTGAGTTGCTCCCGCGCGATCCCGACTACGTGCAGTTCGGAATTGACGGCGTGTATTTTGTTGTCAGAACTTCAACACCGTTTACGCCCGGCAGCTACACAATCGGGCAGACGCCTCTCTATCATATCTTCAAACTGAACCGAACAAGCGGTACAAAACACCTGTCTGCCACGGCCGTCGCGACGTTCGTGCGCACGGAGAGTCCCGTCGCGAGTAATCTGGCCTTAGTTGACGTACGTCTCGTCGGGGCAATGACCGGGTCGTCGAAATGGGCTCAGGGAACCACAGTCCATCCAGGCGGAATCGGGGATTCAACAGGGACCAGCATCAGCGATATATCCGCTTCGGCTTCGCAGGACATCACTCGAACCATCCATTTGAATGTAGCCAATCACGACGGAACCAGTCCGTTCTTCTTCAAAAGTCAAACTATTGACGAAGTGCATGTAAACGAGGCGGGGGATCTGCTCATTGTCTTGAGTGTTCAAGTAGACCTCTGCATGAACAAAGAACACGGCATTGGTATCATCAACCCGCTGACCGGCCTCGTCGGCACCCAAAAACTTTATGTAGAAGGCGCAGAGTGCGTCTTCACCCCAACACTAGAAGACTTCGGTGTCGCTGATTCTGATTTCTCGTACCCGATCGCCAGGTCTCATGTCTTCGTAATCAATAACACGCTTGGGGTCATTCTCTTCCGTTCCTGTCCGCCGATAATCACGAAAACCGTCACCTCAGAATACCACCAGTTTCGCGGAGCACAAACCCACCTTTTTGATTCACTAGGCGCGGAGTTGTGCGGAATAGCTCGTTTCGATCCGGAAGTTTGGACTGGAAGTGATGCAGGAGCACCCACAGTCGCTTTTGGAAACATTGGGGTTCACGGTCATCTTGGCAAGTCTATTGATGGTTGGGATACGCGCTTAACCTTCATCGGAAACCCGGCGACCTTTTTCACCACGGTAGACATTGCTGACAGTAAATCTTTAGAAATGGCATACGGGCCAAGTGGCGCATTTCCTCAGGGAGGACTCAAAGTCACTTACAACCGCACTCTTCGACAAATCAATCACATTATCCAGTGGGAGATCGCCGGGAGGTTTATCCCTCGGCTCGTCAAGGACAAGGCGGGTGTCGGAACTGTCTTTCTCCGCGCGAGAAAGGTGATACAAGGGGTTGGAATCGCCTATGAGGTGGGCGCCTTTATGTTGGACCTAGAGACCAGTGTGCTCACCACCATCCACCCGATGACCGCCAGCCCGGTCGGAGGCCAGTTCATCGGCAGCGACATCAAAGTCGGGTTCGATGACATAACATTCCCTTGGCTGGACTATGTTTCAGCACAGAACGCGACGGCGCACGAAATCCTGATGCGTGTACGGTACGCGCCGGACGCGACAAATGTGACAGACGCGATCGAAGTATACAATCGCGACACAGAAGTTCTTCGAGTGTTGGACACGGTCACAACAGTGCAAGGAGACGAGACGCATCTACCACCAGACCCCGCGCTCGCTCCGATTCTGGCGTGGACCAAACGACAATTCGCGCTTCTACGTCCTGACTTTACGTTTTGGGCCGCTGACGCGGATATGGACCCGACTGAACAAATCTTTCCTGCACCAGCCATAGATGCGGAGAAAGACGCGGACATTTTCCTGGACATCAAAAAAGCAAACGTACCAGGCTCGACTCTTACGATGGGAGTACGACCGAAAGAGTTTCGTGATGGTTCAGTTCCTAGAACCGCTGGAAAGAGAAAAAAGCTACCGACGACAACGCCGCCTCCTCTTCTCGTACCGAAGAGGCAGAACGTCGTCAGAGACTCTAACGAGCAGCAGGAAATTTATCCTGGGCCGTCGTTCAGAACAACCAAAGCAGGGAGCTAAATATGGTCATCACAGCGCAAATTCCAAAGGACCGCATCGGACACGGCACGATCACCTGGGAAGGTGGCTTCGGCCGCTGTCGCGGCAAGGCCGACAATCAGAAAGCCTCCGAGCACGGCAACCCAACCCGTGACCCCCGACGCCCGTGGGGCGATCACCCTGCCGGCCACTATGTCGTGACTGGTGTTCGCACAGTCATCGTCGGACAGGATCACAGTTACGGCCCGGTGAAGATCGACATTCAGCCTGCCGATCTGTCGAGTGACGACGAGTGCGCGACGCGCGAGAATGCCGAGGGCGGCGACGATGGTATTTTGATTCACGGGGGCGACCCACAAGCTGATGGGGTTTCTCTCCGAGCGACCTACGGCTGCTTGCGTGTCTCGAATGAGACAGCCCGCGCGCTTGCTCTGGTGATCAAGGCCGCGATGGCAGCCGGCGAGCACGTCGAGTACAACTGCGAGGCAGCCTGACCACAAAAGCGAAGCAGCCCGTTGATCCTACTAAGTAGGAGGGCACTACCCTGGACTCTTCTACTATTGAAGTCGGACCTGTGTGGGCTCGGTTGCGTGGACCTGTCGGACAGGTGAACTACGTCCGCGAGTCTCTGACGCTCGACACGCCCGGTGTCGAGTACATGCGATGGAAGGTCGGTGACGGCAAGACGCGCTTCCTGCGTCGCGGTGATGTTTTTCTGTCTGGCCTCACGTGGCGCGTGGCGCAGATTCTTGTCGGGGGCGGCTACCCGATGCCCACCGTGAAGTGGCCGCTTGTCATGGAGCGCAAACCGTGGACGCCAACACCGCTCGACACGCGCGGGTACCAGGAGCCCGCTGTCGTGAAGATGGTGCGAGCGCGTCGTATGGGTGTGCAATCACCAACTGGTTCGGGCAAGACGATGATTGGCGTCGAGGCTGCGCGTCGCATCGGGCACCGCACGCTGTGGCTCACACACCGAAAGGAACTGTTGGCGCAGACAGCCGACGTATTCCGTGACAGCCTCGGCATCGTGCCAGGTATAGTTGGGGCGGGCAAGGATTTCGAAGGCGACGGCCGTCTCGTGATCGCATCGGTGCAGACGCTCGCGCGCATGCTCGATAAGAAGCGTGGGGCTCCTGACACAGTAAAGCCGTGGCTCGCTGACTTCGGCTGCGTCATCGGAGACGAAGGGCACCACGCATCGGCGCCGACGTGGCAGGACATCTTCGAAGCATGCACGAACGCCAACTACCGTTTCGTTCTCTCCGCGACACTCGACACCGGCAATGAAGTGAGCAACTGGAAGATCGAGGGTGCGACCGGACCGACATACATCGTCGCCGAGACAGCGGACCTGGCAAGGCAAGGCTTCCTCGCCATGCCCCACGTGATCGTTCTTCGAGTGCCCACTGACACTTACCCGTCATACGAAGAGATCAGGGATGTTGTCTGCCCTGGCTGGCAAGCCAACCCTCGCGCCTTGCGCTCCCTTGGGGCCAGGCTATTCACCGAGACGTACGAACGTGGCATCATGAACAATGGAGCCCGCAACAGCATGGTCGTTCTAACGGCTGTTCAGCACGCGACTAGACAGGAAAAAGTTCTCGTGCTATGCTCAAGGGTTCCCCATGCGGCGGCTCTCATGGACGATGCACGACGCCTGAACCCCTGCCCCGTGTATGTACTCGACGGCGGGTGTAACGACCTGACACGACAGGCGACCCTGAACCTGTTCAAGCGTGGAGCCGGCGCAATCCTGTTCGCCACACCGTTTTTCCGAGAGGGAGTTGACATACCACAGATCGACGTGGGGGTACTGGCAGGTGGTGGGCTCTCCGACGTGGCCGTGACTCAGGGGCTCGGGCGGGTGCTTCGACCACGACCCGACAAGGCTGAGGTTCTCTGGTACGACTTCATGGACGGCGGGGCTCTGACCGACCGCCCCGAGAAGGACTACCTTCGGGTACACTCCGAGTCGCGCCTGGCACTCTACACAACTTCAGGCTTCAAGGTGGAGACTCGCTAATGATCGGAAGAGCATGACCCGCTACTTCTGCAAGGACTGCGGTGCACGTCAGGGAAGCAAGCGCGAGTTGAATGAGCACGTGTGTCGAAAGCGGGTCAGGAATGAGATACCCGAGGGTCAGGAACTACCGCCAGTTGGGGTCAGGAATTTGACCCAACCACTACAGGAGGGGGTCAGGAACCTGACCCTTGGTGGGTCAGGAATCGGGTCAGGAAATGAAATCCTGACCCGAGAATTATCTAATGAAGACGATACGTTGTCTAATGGCGCGGGGGTCAGGAATGATGAAAGTCGTTGTCCTCCTCTTCTTGATCTCTCTAAAGAGAGAGGAACGCACACGGGTCAGGAGTGGTGTGCGATCTCTGATCCTGAGCCGATCAAAAGTGCCCACGCCCGAGAGCAGGAAGCCATCGCATACGTCTCGTCTCGGACGGAGTACCTGACAGCGTGGGAGAGATCATTCTTTATTGGGGTTCAATTCACAAACCAGACTCTATCGAGCAAGCAGAAGTTGACCCTGTTCGAGATCGAAGCCAAGATCAAGAGTCATGAGCATGGACTCGAAGAGTGGCGTGAGGCTGACGCACGGGCTCAGCACCCTCTGAAGAAGCTACAGCCCGATCACCCGAAGGCTGACTGCAAGTATTGCCAGGCCGAGGCTGAATCAGCCGTTCAGGCCAAAGCCGATTTCGAGGAAGACATGGCCGAGTTGCTTGTGCTCGGGGAAGAGATCAAGGTCCGTCGTGCCCGTGAGGCCCTACAAGCCTCTAGGACGCGTCCAGGACACCGACCCGCTGGTAGGACCCTCCTGGACTCCTCAAAGCGGCGCATTACCCCCAATCCGCCCCGATTTGCCCCCAAGGAAGAGGGACCCGCCAATGCCTGATCGACAGTTCACGGACGGAATCGCCCGGCTGGTCCTGGTCGCAGCGGTCTATGGCGACCTGTTGACTGCCCTGCCAGGAGCCTTCGCCCCGGACCTGTTCGGGGAGTCGAGTGCCCGCCAGAGGATCGCGGAAGCCGTCGCGCGGTACGCTGAGCAGTACCCTGGCACCCGGCCGGCGCCGGAGTTCATCGACGACCTGATCAGTAAGGATATGGCGAACCGGAGCGAAGCCGAGCAGGATGCCGTCGCTGACGAGTGGGGCTTTGTCCAGGCGGCAGACCTGCCCGAAGACACGGGCTACCTGTATCAGCAAGTCAGGGAGTGGATCGAGTTTAGGCGGACCCGAGACGCTCTTATAGCCGCCCGGGAAGTGATGGACAAGGACGGTGGGCTCGAAGAAGCCCGGGAGATTCTAGCGAAGGTCGAGCCGCTGAAGCCGCGTATCGAGATCAAGCAGGAGATTTTCTGGCTCCGCGACGCCGAGGAACGGCTGACCCTGTGGCGCGAGGGTATCACGATGGGGGAGCGCATCCCGACCCGAATGTCAGCGTTCGATGCAGCGGTGAGCGGTGGACCGACGAAGAAAGAGGCGTGGTATTTCCTGGCCCCGCCGAAGGGGGGCAAGACGACGTTCCTGCTGAACGTCGCACGCGGTGCTGCGCGTGGTGGTTACGGGGTGTACTACAACACGTTCGAGATGCAGGGCATGCGCACCGCGCTCCGCTTCGATCAGATGATGGCGAAGTCAAGACGCGAAGAATTGGCAGGCAAGGATGGTGAGATTGGGAACATCGCCCCCCTCGAAGCGGCGATCAAGGGCATGACGGCAATCGGGAGCGGAGAGATCGTGTTCACTCGCCGCGCAACGCAGGCGAAGAGCAGCGTGCGGCAGACGGCGCAGGACATCAAGCGGCTACGGAACGATGGCGTGCAAATCGACGTGGTCGTCTTCGACTATCTGAACATCATGGGTGGCTCGAAGAACGAGTCGGAGCTACGACGCGAGTTGTTCGGCATCTCGTATGAGATCGCGGACCTGGCGCAAGAACTGGACGTGCTTGTGTGGTCGGCGGCCCTCGTGACCCGGCAAGCCGTGGACAAGTATCCTATCCGCAAGACAGACATCGCCGAGGCGTTCGGTGTGATCGCAGCACTCGATGGTGCCGTCGCCATTTGCTCCCCGCCTATCCTCGTGGCGAACAACTTCCGCCGACTGTACATCGCAGCAGCGCGTGAAGAGCGTGACGAAGTGATGGCGGGTGACTATCTGGTCGAGTTCGATCGAATGCGTATTCGACCCGCCGACTCGCAGCGCGTGGATCAGCTACTCGAATCGACACGCAAGCGGAAGAACGGGGAGGAAACGGAATGACCGACGACCGCCGACGTATCGACCTGGATAAGTGGCTTCGCACTCGCGTCAAGATTTTGAATGATTCTGGTGGGCGCGGCTTCGACACAGGAGTGCGCACGTACAATTGCCCGCTGTGCCGTGACACGAAAGGACGCGGCTGGTCGAACGTCGCGTACTGGACGACGGGCTGTTTCAACATCGGATGCGTGGCGTGCGAGCGGCTGGAGGGTGGCGCCCTGGAATTGGCGCGACGGCTCGAAGGCATCCGTATGCGCGCCGACACGTTCATCTTGCTCAAGAACAAATTCGGTGTCGCGCGCCCGATCGAGTACAAGCCGCTCCCGCGACAGGGTGACGATTTCGTGCGCTGGCCCGAAGGCATGAAGCCGCTGGCCGGCCCTGCTGATCCGTGGCGACGAACCTATCTGAAGTTTATCGAGAAGCAGTGGGGTATCAGTGAGGCTGACGCGGAGACGTGGGGCCTGGGCTACTGCCTGACGGGTTACTACGCGAACCGCGTCATCATCCCGATTGTGATGGACGGCGAGCCCGTCGCATTTCAGGCGCGGGCAATTGTGGACGTGAAGCCAAAGCCAAAGTACCTCACGAGCCGGCACGGCGCACAGGACGACCCGAAAGCTGAGTGCTTCAGGAGCGCGAGCGCAATCCTGTTCAACTACGATCGCGTGAACGAAGGCGATGAAGTCCTGCTAGTCGAGGGGGTGGGCGACGTGATGGGCTGGCATCGGGGCAAGCCTGATCGTAAGCCCGTGGCCGTCGCGATGCTCGGTATCAGCCTGACTCCCGAGAAGCTGAGCCTGCTCGCGGCGAAAAGCCCGAGCCGCATCATTCTCGCGGTGGACGCCGAGCCTGCCGCGCAGAAGCAAGCTGACGAGATGTTCTCGACGCTTCTCGATAATGACTTGCCCGTGGTGCTCGCGACCTGGCAGGGCGGGAAAGACGCGGGCTCAGGTGCCCTGCCAGTCGAGCGCGCGGCAACACTTCGAGACGCGGACTTGAACCGACTGCGGTAGAAGTGCCTGTTAAATAAGCGAAATCCCCTTCCGGAAACCCTAAAGATTTTTCTTGTTCCCCGCCCCCACTATGCTATTATGAGTGTGTAGTCAGAGCAGCAAGACGCCAAGTAGGTGGCAGAGGCGATCGAAAGTACGAAGCAAGCCACCGAGTAGCGTAGAGCGCAGAGGGCGCGGCACAGATCCCCTCAGACGCGGCTCTGGCTAAAGTCACGCGGCCAACCTCTAGGGCACCGGGCGTGACAGCGCATGCCGCCACGAGATGCGCAACCGGGGGCGATAACAGGGACCCAAACCCTGCTAACCGCGAGGGGTCTTAACCCGGACGATCTAACAAAATTGAAATTAAGGGGGAGCAACCCATGAGATGCGACGATGGCAAAGCAACGGCGATCAAAGACACGTTCGTGGTCGAAGGCAAGCGGGACGAGCGCGGCGAGAGTTTCATCTCTATCGCAATCGACCCGGCTGATCCTTACGGTTCGTTCAAGCGTCTGCCTGCGGGCGTAGAGTTTGAGGGCAAGACGTACGGCAAGACAGGCTACGACAGCGACAAGAACCTGGCCTACTACGCGACGAGCGCCCCAATAGCGCGCGGGAGAAAGTAATGCTGATCAACGGGAACGACCTGAACCAAACGCAGCGAGCGCAGGTGCTTGCCGTATTCATCTATCGGCACCACGCAATCGGCGCGGGCCTGTACTACGCCACTGAGCGGGCGTGGCTGACCGACCATGCGTTTCACTTCATTAAGAGTGGTGCGCGCCTGGCGTTGAATAAGCGGTATGCCGAGTGCCCGACGACAACCGCCGCATCGCGGCGAAAGGGGAACTGACATGGACAACATGCACCCGGTGGTGATGATCAAAACAAGGGGAAATGACATGGACAATATGCTCACGGTCGAAGAGGTTGGTCTGATCATGCAGGGTAAGCCGATCCTGGCGATCAAGTCTGTGCGCACCAGGCTCGCCCTGGACCTTCGTGACGCGAAATACCTGGTCGATTCGTACGCAATCGCGATGGGCAAGCGGGTCGAAGACGTTTGCCACTATTGCGGCGGCGCAGGCAAGGTCGGTCGTTACATCTGATGCGAGTGAACATCAAGGCGATCCTGGCCGACCCGGCGAAGCGGCGTGAGTTGATGGTCAGAGCGATCATCTCGACGCAGGCGGTAGAGGGCATCGTCACAACGCGAGAGCAAGCCGAGCACGCGTACGATACGGTGCAGGCTGAGAGAAAGGCAAAACGATGAACTGCCCAACAGTCGGTTGTCCTAAAACGCTTCCTTATGGGGAGCCCGGTCACACGATATGCTGGACTCCAGTGCTCGACGTAGAGGCAACCTACGCGGTTGTGCCGTGCCCTGACTACGGCAGACCGT